CTAGTATTATCTAGTATAGAGGTGATGTCTATCAATGAGAATTATAAAGTAGTCAAAGGCATAGACCTATGGCAATCAATGAAGTTATTATTTGCTAGAGCTAAGGATATTAAAGAGGACCTAAACAAACTGAAATGACTAGATGGGAACTTACATCTAAATATGGTACTGCTAATGTAACAGGTGCAGGATATTTAGTGAAGATTAAGTTACCTTATCCAATGAGAATAGCTTGGGACTTAGACAGCACTGTCAATACTATGATGTGCCATAAGTTAGTAGCTGATAATTTTACAGCTGTATTTAATGAGCTATTATCTGAATATGGATATGATAAGATTAAGGAGTTAGGGATAGATTTATTTGGTGGATGCTTCAACTATAGAAAGATGAGAGGAGGCACATCACTATCCATGCATTCATGGGGTATAGCAATAGACCTAGATCCTGCTAGAAATCTACTCAAAGAATCATCGAAAACTGCAAGATTTGCAAGACCTGAGTATAAGGCAATGATAGATATTTTCTATAAGCATGGATTTATATCTTTAGGCAGAGAGAAGAATTATGATTGGATGCACTTTGAAATAAAAGAATGATAAGATACTTAGCCATAATAATACTACTCAGCAGCTGCTCTGCACAATATCATCTTAATAAAGCAATTAAGAAAGGCTATACCTGTGAACAAACAGGAGATACTATCAGAATCACAACTTTAGATTCTATCCCTGTTATAATTAATAATGATATAATTTGGGAGAAATTCATCACTACTAAAGATACTATTATAAAGTATAATACAGTCTATGTGCCTAAGACTAGACTAGATAAAAAAATAGAATATAGACTTAAGGTCAAAACTATCTACAAAGATAGGATAGTAGAGAAAGCTAAAGCTAAGGCTACAAGACCTAAGACTAGAGGCAATCTTAGTCTATTATTTGTAGGAGTAGGCATAGGCTTACTGCTATCATATCTCTTTAAATTTGCTAAAGACAAAGTATTGTTCTAAGTTTACACCATCTATGGTAAGAAAAAGACTGTTTTTTGACATTGAGACATCATTCAATGTTGGTATATTTTGGCGGTCAGGATATAATCTAACTATCAATCCTGGTGATATCATTCATGAGAGAGCTATTATCTGCATCTGCTATAAATGGGAGTCAGATGGTGATGTACAATTCCTAACATGGGACAAAAAGCAATCAGATAAGGCTATGATTAAAGCATTCCTCAAAGTTATGGCTCAAGCTGATGAAATTGTGGCTCATAATGCGGATAGATTTGACCTCAAATGGTTGCGTACAAGAGCCATAATACATGGTCTTGATGTTATGCCATCACCTAAGACTATAGACACTCTTAAATGGGCTAGAAAGTACTTTAATTTCAACTCAAATAAACTAGACTATATAGCTAAGTATTTAGGAGTAGGTCAGAAGATGGATACAGGGGGACTTGACCTGTGGAAAGATATAGTATTTAAGAAAGATCAGCAGGCAATGGATAAGATGGTAGCATATTGTAAAATGGATGTTACTGTACTTGAAGCTGTATTCAATAAGCTAAATTCTTATGCAGCTCCATCTACTCATTATGCTGTAATGGAGGGAGATGAGAAGTTCTGCTGTCCTGAATGTACAAATTATAATGTAAGATATAATAAACAGGTAGTGACTGCAGGAGGTACTATCCATCATTGGATGTTGTGCAATGATTGTAGAAAACATTTTAAAATAAATAATAAAACTTACACAGAATTTTTAAAATTCAAATATAAGCATTAACTTAGCACTTGTTTCCATGTTAGAGAAAGCAGTTGTAAGCTCCCCAGCACGCAGCTGCTTTTTTTTTGTCACATATATTAGCTAGAATTGTGACAGATAGGTATTAATAGCTAATATGTTAGATAGATAACACTAAATATACTTTATAAATAACAATACTTTTGTAAGATATGCTTTACATTATCGGTATAATTCCGATTATCATGTAATTCCAAAGTAACACTTTAGATTATGTCCCGTTTTTTACGAAATAAATTGGACTTTTTATGGTTATAACCTTAATAATAGTAAAGGTTTTAAGGTTTTAACCTGTCGGTATTTCCGCCAAGTGGTAAGTTTCCCTGATTTATTATAATATTATGCGGTTGCAGTCGCAAATTGCGACCTTAGTCATGTACAAATTACCTTGATTATTATACATTATTAAGTAAAAATCACCTTGATTAAGTGTTTTTCCTTATTTAGAATGAATATAAATTACACTTTTTTATTGCAGTTATAAAACTTTATACTATCTTTGGCGTATAGTTATCAACAATTAAAACTTTTACACATGGACAAAGAACAAATTATGAAGATTATTCTAGCTGAGGAGGCATCACTGTATGACCAGGCTAAAGAAAGTGCAGATGCTTTTGGTAGAAAAGATGAAGCTACTATAAGGGCTTACGCTCAATGGTATGCAATTATTAACCTAATAGACAGAATCAATGAAGAGACTAATTAATTATTTCACTCCTGTAGGAGCTGAGCAGATAGCATTTGCTAAGGCATTAATGGTAGTAGTTACTGCTATCATATCAATACTTTTTTTATTCACTTTTTTAGAACTTATATTATGAATTTTATAGACTTATACAAAAGAGACAATACTTATTTTTCTAATTGGACTACTGACTATGATAGTGATGTATACATAGCAGGCACTATTGAGCCATTTACCTACAATGCTACAGAGACTGATGATGGAGATATGTCTCAGTTTCCTTTAAGTGATGCAAATCTTAACCTACTTAAATCTAAGCTATGACATTCAACGCAATTATAAAGTTTTGGACTAGCAGGAGAACAGCAGAAGAGATACGAGGTGGATTTAATCTGCCTCTTTACCTCAGGTATTTACAAATCATAAACAATAAATCCAATGACTGAGTTCACACAGCTAGCTATTAAGGTCCAGGATGAAATAGCTAATGGTGATTATACTCACCAAAAATACCTACAATTTAGAGAGTGGTACTTTCAGAATTATGAGGGTAGTAAGAGGAATGCAAATAGAGATTTTGCAATGTTTGATTTAATGTATGGCTTAGATGTGCCAATAAAAAACAATGACAATGAAGAGATATAAAGTAGTGTATAAGACCTTTGACTATTGGAATGGTCCTGTAAAGTTAGTGACTAGAATTATAGAGGCATATGATGCTGATCATGTTAAGCAGCTCATTCAGAAAAATGATGATCTAATAATGCTAATTGAAGAGATATGAATGATAAAATTGTATTAAGTGTTTTAGAAAGTTTTAAGAAACGTTCAGAGACAGGTATTAAAAAATATAATACTACACTTGAAAGAAATGATTTAAGCACATTAGAATGGTTACAACACGCACAAGAGGAGGCAATGGACTTTGTTCTATACCTTGAGAGATTAAAACAAGAATATAAATTAAATAAATAAAACAATGAATCAAAACAAAATGTACAGGTGTATAAAACTTATGGAGTATCTCCAAGAAAAATCAAGAAATATGAATACAATAGCAAAATATCTAAATGTAAGTATGAGAACAGTTTACCGTTATCTAAAACTTTATGAAGCACTTGGATATGAAGTAAAAAAAGATATGTTTAATAAAGTAAAAATAGAAAAAATATGACAGCAGTACAGCAGGTGTTTAGTGACTTAGAAAAGTTACAGCCCCATCTTTTCAATATGCATTCTGTAGAGGGTAGAGAATTTGTGAAACACTTTCATAAGTATTTGGATATTGAAAAGCAACAGATGAGAGATGCAAGTTGCCCATACATTGGTGGTTGGGAAGATGATGACTTTGAATATTGGTATAATCAAACATATAAATCAGAACAATGAAAGAACTAAATTTTTTAAAACTACAGATCACAAAGTATCAGCTAGATACTGATTCTAGAAATAGAGCATATGTCTATAAGAGATACTATGTTATGTACAGGCTGAACAAATGTAAGGTATCACTTACTCAAATAGGTAAGATGCTCAATAGACATCATGCTACTGTTATTCATGGTATCAGAATGCACAGGAGATGGACCAGGATGCAGGATAAAGTATATCTGCATGAGATAGATCCATTAGTGCAATCTGCTATTAATAATGATTATGAGGATAAGTACAAAGTTTCGGCAATAGAGAACTTTAATTACATCAATGTAAGGATTCAGATGCCATGGGAGTATGATAAGATTAATCAATTTAAAGAATATATGACAGCTAAAGAACTAGCTGAAATAATTTAAAGCTCTTAGGAGCTTTTTTTGTGCTGTATAATTCCCTTACTGATATTGACTTGTAGAGAATTAGAACAAAAGTACAATTCACATCCCTATACTCTATAATATATATATTTTTATTTACAATATATTTTTAATAAAAAAAAAATTTATTTTCATATTGGGGGGTGAACAGTTTT